TTGGACCTGGGGCGGCGTCCAGCAAAGGGGAGAAAACATCCCCCGGTAGCGACAGGCGGATGATGTCCTCGATCAGCGACTGGCGCTCGTCGGCGGACAAGTTGGACATCGCGGCGCGCTCGACGTCGGCGTCGCCGGGTTGGCCGGTGCCGGCGGCGATCAGCGCGGATTGCGCCATCATCGCGCGCAGCCGGTCGATGTCCTCACTGCCGCCGCCCACCATCGCGCGCAGCTCGGGAAAGCGGGCGTAAAGAGACGCCCAATCGACCGCCGCGATGCCGCGCACCCGCAACACGGTGCCGCGGATCTCGATCTCCTTGGCGCCGATCTCCGGCGGCGCGATATCGAGAAGAGATGGCATCAGGCCGCCCGTGCCGGCGGTGCCCGACGTGTCGCCCGTGCCGTCCCGATCGCGCCGGCGGTGCCCGCAAACATCGCAATGCGCAGGTTCGCGGCGGTCCACTCGTCGAGTTCGACCCGCACGTTCGCGGATTGCTGCGTCACCGGGCGGAAGTCTTTGTACCTCGTGCCGCCGCGTCGGTTCCAGTGATCCAACGATTCGTATTCCTGGGTGAACTCAAACGCATTGCAGTTGCCAAGGTCGAGCGCGGTGGGCGTGGGCACCGCGGTGGTGGCTTCCGGGGTCCACGTCACGGTGCCGGTGCCGACGTAGTAATTGCCGATATCCGGCGTCGTCGCGGCGTCGTCGGGATGCACGATGGTCCCGAACGAGCCGTCCTCGTCGGCCAGCGCCTCGCCGGTCAGCTCCAGTGTGCCGTACTCGTCGCCGATCATGTTGATAGAACCCGACGGCGAGAACTGAACGAGCGTCAGCGTCATGACGAGCTGCGGCCCGATGTCATTGGCCCCGGTAAAGGTGAGCGTTCCTCGTTGTTGTGGGGCGGTGCCAATGCTCAAAGTCGATGCGGCCATGCGTCAGGCTCCCAGGTCGGAGAGATAGAAGGGGTAGGTAAAGACGATCTCGACCGTGACGCGGTACTCGCGCGCCTCGGCATCCGGCAGCGCCACGGTTGCGCTCTCGTAGCGGATGCCCCCGTTGGTGCCGACGAGGCCGATCAACTCGGCGTCGTTGAGCACCGCATGGACGACGCGCGAGCGGTACAGCGTCATCAGCGCGCCGGCTTCGGCGCCGTCGTCGCCGCGGATCACGACCGTGATGCCGGGCGACAGCTCCATGCGCTGAAGGCGCGAGCGGCGCTCGCCCTGCGGTGCGTCGAGGAGCTGCTCGGCGCCGTCGTGCACCACCACCGCGGGGCGCCGCAGCGAGGCGGCATCGAGGCGGTTGCGCACAGCGGCCTGGATGCCCGAGACGGCGGCGCAGACGACCACCAGACGGGTGAGGATCGCCTCGCGCGGGTCAGCCACGGGCTAAGAGATTCACGCGCACGAGGCGGCCTTCCCAGTAGATCGGGACCACCTGCTCGAGGTTGCTCTCATCGCCGTCGATCACGATGCGGTCGTCGCGGATCGGCAGGCCCCAGTTTCCGAGCCCGGTCGGGCTGACCACGATGCGGATCGACAGCACCTCGCCGGCCTCCAGATCCTGCGGCCCCGAGGCGCGCACCAGCGCCGGGCACTGGAGCGTCTCGCCGACCGTGACCTCGCCCGAGGCGCTGTCGACCGTGGTGCGCTGCAGCGTCACCGTCTGCCCGGTCTGCGCCAGCGCGGCGTCGAGGCGGACGATCATCTCGCCGGCGTTCAAATCGACATGATCCGGTACGGCGCCAACAATTCGCGCACGCCCGGCGGGAGGGACGACCCTTCCGCGCTGTCGCCGCCGCCGACGCTTCCATAGACCTGAGAGATAACGTCGGGGATGGTTTCCGACCGCAACGCAGGGTCGCGTTCCTGCGCGCTCCATCGGGCATTGACCCACTCCAGGGTCGCTGCCTGAACGTCGGGCGGGATCGGGTCGTACCCGGCGTCGTAGTCGAGGGTCGCCGCGGTGCCGGTCCACGCCGCGACAGCCCCGGCACCGTCGAGGCGGTAGAGGAGCCCGCGCTCGGCGTCGACCTCGTATAGCAATGTGTCCAGCTCGGCGCCGTTCTCCGTGATTGTAATCAGCGGCACGCCCTCGGCCTCGGCGATCGGCTTTTGCATCGTCGGCAATGGCTCGCCCCACCGCAGCCATGAGCACACGGCGCGGAGCTGGTCGCGGTAGGTCTGCACGACGAATTGCCGGTCGCAGTAACGCGCGACGGCCGCCGAGACTTGGTCGATTTGCGCCTGCACCGCGGCGTCCCGCGTCATGTCGTCGAGCGGGATGCCAAGCGCCTCCTTGGCCTGATCGATGGTGACCAGCGCGGGGGACGTGGCAGGCAGAATGACGCGGCTTATCCGGTAGGGCGCCGTCATCGCTTGACCAGCAATGGGTAGAGATCGCACGTCAGGACGCCGCCGTCGCCGAGCCGCAGGGTCAGGAGCCCATCGTCCGATATGTCGATGGCGACCGGCGCCGCGCCGGGGTCGCCCCTGTCGCCCTTGGGGCCTCTGTCGCCCTTCTCCCCAGGCTTGCCCTGGCGCGCGATCATCTGCCACCCGTCACCGGGGCAGGGGCCGGGGTCGTCGATGCGCGCCACGAACGCGGCACCGTTCAGCGCGACAACATCGAGAGCGTGATAACTCTTCATCGCGTCGTAGGTGTGGCGCATGTTGAAGCTCCGGCCATCGGCGCCGGCATCACCGGGCGGGCCTGGGACGCCCTGTTCGCCGGGCGGGCCTGTGATGGCGGGACCGGGCGGCCCCATCTCCCCGCGCTCGCCGGCCGGGCCTGGCGGGCCATCTTTCAATTCGGCGAGGCGCTCGCGCACCAGAGCCTCGATCTGTTGCCTGGATTCGGCAAACAGGGCGCGCAGCTCGGCCTGCGCTTGCCGCACCTCGGCGATGCCGGTCGCGACGCTCAGCCTTGCCTCGCGCTCAATGCGGGCCGCGACAGCGCCAAGCTCCTCGGCGAGGATGTCAAGCGGCGAGTAAGTGTCGGGCATTTGCATTTCTGAAGTTGCTGCGCAGCGCAGTGGCCTTCTCGGCGTCGAGCGCGTCGCCGGTGTCGGGCTTCGCGTTGTCTTGTGTATCCGGTGGCGGCGCTTGTATTTGTGCTTGCGGCGCCGGCGGCTGCAGGTCCGCGCCGTATGAGAGCGGCACGACTTGCATTTGCGTCCGCGGCTCGGCTCCTACCCCGCCCGGCACCTCCGGCAGGTCTTCGCTCGCGCGTGCCTCGTCGGGGCTGTAAATCCCGGATATCACACCGCGCGCCAGCCCTTCCATGCGCTCGCGATAAGCGCTGCGGAGTAGGGCATGAGTGTCCAGCTCGAGATACTCATCGGGCACGCCGCGAAGCTGGAACAACTGGCCGAACGCTTCCTCGATGTGGTTAATCGTGAAGCCCAGGCCGGAAGCGATCCACGATTGCATTAGTAGTTCAGTGCTGGCGTATGTCGGGCCGCCGAGGCCGAGTATCTGCAGCGGCACGCGCATCGCTAGCGCCACATTCGTGTCCGTCATTTTCAGCATCTCGGCGAGCTGGCCGTCGTTTGCCGTGATGGTTACCGGTTTTGCTTTGAGACCCCAAGACAGGATCGGCGTATTGCCGGCGTTCTCGCCTTGGGTTTGCTGGTTCCACCGTTCCCGCAGCGCGTCGGTCTGCTCGCGGTTGAGCTTCTCGTCGGTTTCGAGGATGTACGACGGGCGGGCCTGGTTAAGATAAAAGGCGATTTGTTGGTTCAACGCCGCGCCGCTCATCGCCATGTCGAGAGCCGCGGCGAGGATCGGGCTCTCGCCTTTCAGCGGGTGCCGCGGCGTGTGCAGACGCACATGTAGCACGTCGCGCGCGGGTATCGGCATCGTGAGGTCTAGCCGTTGCTCGATGATCTCGTTGCCGGACACACTGTAGAAGATGCTGCCATCGTCGGCGATCCGGGCGGCGCCGTCTCGCATCAGGTGCAACTCGCTGATCTCGGCGCGGCTGTTGCGCACTGCCACGGCGAAACACTCACCGCGCTCGTACAAGCGGCGAACGAGATTGAGCATGAAGTCGGAGATTGATGAATAATCGTTTGGCCGCTTCATTATGCGGCTGAGCGCGCTCGTGCTCACCCGCTCCCGCCCGCCATTGGCGAGCTTCCTCCAATGGTCGCCGGGCAGCATGGCGCAGGTCTGGCTGTAAGCGCTCACACACGCCTCGACCATCGCGCTGCGCTGGCCGTAGGGCTGCACATTCATGCCCGACTGCCAGAAGTTCCACGGCGCCCCGGCCGGCAGCCAGCCGGACGACAGCATGTAGGGGCCCGGGCGGTACTGTCCTTCGAGCTGCCGCGCCTTCCACGGGATGACGCGGGCCAGCCAGTTCGGCATCAGCGGGTCTGGTAGCCGCTGCGGGTCTCGCCGGGTTTTACGTCGCGCTGTTCGCGGTCGCGCTGCTCCTTTGCCTCGCGCTCGGCGCGCGTGCGGCGCTGCGCTTCGGTCTCGCCCGCGACTGGCGTGCCCTCAGGCGGCGGGTTGCCCGTCACGGCGCCCTCCTTGATCGCGTCGGCCTCCTCCTGCGTCGGCGTCGGCGTTTCCGGCGACGAGAGCGCCTCGACCGATTGCCGGTGCGCCTCCTCGCGCTCTTCACGGGTCGCGGGTTCGTCGGCCTGCCGTCGCGGCTGTTGCCGATCCGGTGCCGGGCTCGTTCGTGTCGTCTCTGCCATTGTTCAACTCCTCATAGGACTTCGATAGCGACGGCGAAATCGCGCTGTGCCGATTGGGTCACCGGATACGCGCGCGAGCCCGATCGCACTTTGAGAAACGCCACCGCTTTGAGGTAATCGCTGAGCGGCGCGATCACGACAGCCGTCCCGGCCACAACCGGGATCACGACCTCCTTGCCGTCGATCGTGAAGAGGTCGTTGTAGCCGGCGCCGTCCGATGAAATCTGGAACGACAAATTCGCGCCGTCCCAACTCGCGGGCATCGTCAGGCGCACGATATTGCCGGCGGTGCAGTCGAGCCCCGCCGACAACGATTGCCCAGCCGCGATGACCGGGCCGTTCAGAACCTGGAGCGCCATTGTTACCAGGTGACGCCCGAGATGTGCTGAACCATGCCGGTTCTACGCATTGCCCACGTAACGCTTGCGACCATCCTGATCGCGATCTGGGCTGTCTGGAACATGGACTGCGTCGGTGTCGCCAGCACTCCCGAACCCTGCGCGCCCGTCGCGATGTTTAATGGAGTCGTGTCCTCTAGATGTAACGTGGCAGTTTCGCTGACCTCAAATTCCGGCGTGCCGTTCACCGCCACGAAGTCGGCCGCGTCGATAAGGTAGATGTGACCGGCCGGGACGGTCGTGCTTTCAAGCACAGTGAAACGGTTGGTGAATTGGGTCGTCCACCCGAAGTTGCCGTCCGGTCCTGCGGTCATCGAGAGGCTCAACGCCTCGGCCGGGTTCATCAGCAGGACAAGCCGGCGGCCGGCATTCGCCGCATAGAACGGCGCGGTGAGCTTCTTTAGATCGCCAAGGATCGCCGCCGAGCCGCCGCCTGCCGTGGCTGTTAGCGCGGCAACGCCATATGTGAGGCCCGCCGGTCGGATCGCGCTGCCGATGATGGCGTCCAACAGCAACGTGTCGAGCGTGACCGCTGTGTCGTCGGCGATGCCCTCGCGAACAATGCCCTCGATCGCCGGGTTGGAGTACATCGCGATCTCGCGAGAGAAGACGCTGATGACGCCGACCTTTGTGGGGAGCAGCGTGATCGAGGTCAGGCCCAACCGGCGGACGGGTATCGGTTGAGCCTCGCCAACGAACGATCCGCTAATGGATGGAGTCGTCGCCCGGCTTGGTATCTTGATACTTCCCGATCCTGGCCCGAACTGCAGACTGGTGCCAAGCGCGGCGAGGCGCGGGAAGATCGCGTTCGGGTCGAGGTTGGAGAGGAAATCCGCGTTCGCCTGTTGAACCAGCTCGCTGGCCCAACCCGTCGTCGTCGTTGTCGCCCCCGCCACCGCGGCACGGGTCACGATCGCCGTCGCCTCGTGATCGGGGTAGCGCTCGGCAAGCACCTGCTCGAGCGACTGCCGGCGGACGTAGCTGGTTAGATGCACCGCGGCGGCGCGGGCCAGCAGGTCGCGCGGGGCCACCTCCTTGGCGGGTACGCCGAGCGGGCGGCGGGCGGGTGTCGTCTGCGGCGTGGTGCCCGTGAGGCTCTGCGCATTCTGCGCCGCCCTGGCCGCCAGCGCCTTCTCGCTGCGCTCCAGGCTGGCGAGGCGCTGGGCGTGCGCCTCGATGTCGGTTTGCAGCGCCTCGGCCTGCTCGTAATCGTGCTCCGGGTCTTGCACCAGCGCTGTCAGTTCATCACGCGAGGCATTGAGCTTCGTCTGCACGTCTTCGATCTGTTTGGAGATGTTCATCGGGTGCGCCTTCACTAAGAGGCGTTTCGTGTCGGCGTGCTTGCCGGGTGCAGTGTCATTCGTTTGAATGGCGTTCTTGCCGAAGACGAAAGACATCGTGTCGTTGCTGATGTTCATGCTGCGCGCGATGGCGAGCGCGGACGGGTTGGCGGGGACCGAGACGATGCTCGTCTCCATCAACTCTTGCCGCAGGAAGCGCGTCCCCGCCATCGGCCGCTTGGGGTCGATCGGTTCCTGCTCGATTGAGCGAAACCCCACTGATGTCGCGCGCAGGATGTCCTGCTCTATGAGGCTCAGGATCTCGTCGGCCCGGCGGCTGGTGCCGCGCTCGGCCGGCACGAAGTCGGCAACGAGGCGCTCGTCCTCGACGCGCACGTCTCGCCAGGTGCCGATCGGCAGCATCGGCTGATGGTTGAACAGCGCGATCGGGTTGCGGCGGAAGGCGTCCAACTCCCATCCCTGCGGGTCGATCGTGTCGCCGTAGCGGTCGATCGTCGCGTCCGACAGGACATAGGAGAGCGTCCCGGCGCGCTTGCCGGCGCTGGTTTTTACGACCAGGGACATGGGGAAACTCCACCGGCCCGAGGGGTTCTCGGGTCCGTTAGTCGGTTATTGGCGCGGCGACACAGGGCGAAGCGTGCTTCGCCCGATCACGCCACCATCGCCTGTACGTCGAGCACGATTCCGGTGTCGTCGAACATCGCGCCGGCGCTCATCGCCAGCGCCACCAGCCCATCGATTTTGCCGGTGCTGCGGCGCTTGTCGTAAACCCGATTGCCCTTGGCATCGGCGACATGGATCGCGCTTGCCGCGGCATAGGTGAGCGCCGGGTTACGGCGCACCCGCAGGCGCCCTTTGCCGATCAGATCCTCAAGAACCTCGACGCTGCGAGGCATCCACAGACCACTCTCGGCCGCCTTGAAGTAGCCCTGCCCGTGCGGGATCAATTCCAGCTCGACCCCGCACTCGTCGAGGTCGTGTTCGAGGTACTTGATCCGGTACGGGTCGTAAGCAATGCGGCGCAGGCCCCGCTCGGCCTGGATTTCGCTGATCCGCTGCGCGACCCATCCGTAGTCCACATTACGGCCAGGCGGCGCGATGACGTGGCCCTCGTCGGCCCACAGCGCGTATGGAACCCGGTCGCGCCTGCTGCGCTCCTCCAGCGTGTCGCCGGGCGTCCAGAACTCGACGACAGCGTGAACGATGTCGTGGCTGTCGGGCTCGTACAGCCGCGCGAGTGCCGTCATATCGCGCGTGCCGGACAAATCGAGGCCGCCGACGCATTCGAGGCCGGCGAGATCGTCCTCGTCGAACTCCGCTTCACATTCTCGCCACAAATCGCCGTCGATCGCCGGATTGGCGGCATCGACCCATTGGCAGAAATTGAGCCGGCGCACCAGCGATTGCTTGGCCGGCATCCCTTTGGCCTCGCGCACCTGCTTGCGCAGGTAGTCGAGTTGGATGGTGCGGCCGAGCGAGGGGTTGGCCTTACGCCAGCAACTCTCATCCTCGAAAGGTTCGTCGCCCTCGTCGAGCGCGCAGATGTACGCGAACCACTCGTCGTCGGGCACTTGGCCGGTGATCACGCGCTGGCTGTACTCGTGATGCTGGTAGCAGATCGTGGTGCGATCAACGCCCGAGTTGGTGATCTCTAGGATCAGTGGTTGCGAGCGGCCTTTGACGCCCGCCGTGATCTTTTCAACAACCACATCGGTCGGATGTTCGTGAACCTCGTCGATCAGCGCGAAGTGAACCCGCTTGCCGTCGAGGCCGCGCCCCTCAGACGAAATGGGACGAAAGAACGAGCCGGTGTCGATGTAAGCCAGATTGAAGACATCGCGGTCGCCGGATTTTTGCAAACGCTTCGATAGCGCCGGGCTCGCCTCCATCATTCGCACGGCATCGCGAAACGGGATCTTGGCCTGATCGCGCGTCACCGCGGCGGCATAGCACTCCGCGCCCCATTCGCCGTCCGCTGTCAGCATGTAAAGGCCGAGGCCGGCACCGAGCGGGCTTTTGCCGCTGCCTTTGCCGGTCTCGACATAGGCCGTGCGGAAGCGCCTCGGGCCGCCTTCGCCGCGCCGCCAACCGAACAGGGAGCCGGCGACGAACGCCTGCCACGGCTCTAATACGAACGGCTCGCCGGCGTGGTTGCCGTCCGGCAGGCGCAGCACCGTGGCGAAGAAATTGACGATGCGGGTCGCAGCCTCAGCGTCCCAATGCAACCCGCGCGCCGCTGCGTTGTCGAGGTCGCCGAGATGCCTCTTGCAGGCGGCGCGCACCAACGGCCCCGCCAGCGTCTCGCCACTGTCCACGGCTAACGCATAGCGCGTCGCCGGGTCAGCCGAAGAACTGCTCGGCGGGGTCTTTTTGCGTGGCAAGGAGGTGAGCTTTTACTCGGCTGCGGGCGCTCGGCGTCATGCCGAACTCGACGCAGTAGCGCATCATGTCGGCCATTGCCTTGTTTGCGATCCCGACCAGCGGGTTCTGGATCGGCGTGCCGTTGGCGGTGCGGATGATGAGCCCGCGCCCCAAGGCGTCACGGTCGGCTAAATCCTTGAGCACCGCCTCGGCCTGGCGCCAGCGCTCAAACGCCTGGCAGTAGGCCGCCAGCGCCGAGCCGTCGATCATCGTGAGCAATCCGGCGGCGTGCAATTTCTTGCTGATGTGGTCCCATTCGAGCTGCGCCACCACACCGAGACCCGGCGGCGGGTCCGGCATGCCAGGGTCCGGCATCGCCTCGGCGTCGTTGAGCTTGCGCAGGCCAGGGTTGCCGGTGATGAGCTTCAGATGCGTCGGCTTCGGGCGCCTGCCCGTGCTGCGTCCCGGCACTATGCGGCCTCGCGTCGTTGTGAGCAGAGTTCGTCAAAGGTGCATCCGTCGCTTTCGCGGGTCGCGGACTGGCCGGTGAAGGCTTGCCAGCGGCGAACCGCGACGTCGGCATACTCGGGCGCGATCTCGACCGCGTAGCAACTCCGGCCATTCTTCTGGGCTGCGATCAGAGTCGTGCCGCTACCGCAGAAGGGCTCGAACAGAAGGTTATCTGGATCGGAGAACGCGAGCACGAACTCGCCCGGCAAATCGACAGGAAAGGGCGCTGGGTGGCTCCCTGCTCTGCCGAGGCCGCCCTTGTGTCGCATTACCCGGATCACGCTGTCGGGGATCTTGCGATCTTGAGTGGCGGCGGCACCCTTGCTGCGGCCACCGATGCTTCCGTCTTTAGCGCGCAGGCCGCCGTAGCTGACGACTCCGGCCATCTTGCTGTCTTTCGTCTTCCTAGCTCGCTCTGCGACCCGGTTGAAATGAAAAACAAACTCGTGGGAAGGGGCAAGGCGCCCGTTCCAATCGCCGGGCAGTCCTGGCCCTTGATCCCAAACGTACCAACCGAAGCGCCGCCAACCCGCAGACCGCATCCATTCGATCCAGCCGTCCCAATACGGCATCCATTCGCCGTCGCGATGCACGAGGCCCAGATTAACTAGGACTTGCGCATCTTCCTTGACGGGCAGAACAGAGAAGACGCCCTGCATCAGAGCGTCCCAATCGGCAACGCTGCCGCTCTTGTAATCTCGTTGCTGCGCATACGGCGGCGACGTGAAGCACAGGTCGGCTTGCGCTCCCTGCATCAGCTTCTCGATGCAATCCGGATTCGTGCTGTCGCCGCAGACCAGACGATGCCGGCCGAGCACCCAGACATCGCCCGGTTCGGTGACCGGTTCTGCCGGCGTCTCGGGTACATCATCAGGATCGGTTAATCCCTCGAACCCAGGCGAGAGCGCCTGTATCTCGTCTTCGCTGAACCCGGTGAGCCCTAGATCAAACCCTAGATCGGAAAGGTCAGCCAACTCGATCTTTAAGAGCCCCTCATCCCATCCCGCATTCAAGGCCAGCTTGTTGTCGGCCAGGATGTAGGCTTGGCGCTGCGCCTTGCTCCAGCCTGTTGCCACCATCACCGGCGCCTCGGTGATGCCCAGCTTGTACGCCGCCAGCACCCTGCCGTGCCCCGCTATGATGCCGCCGTCCTCATCCACCAGCACCGGGTTCGTCCAGCCCCACTCCCTTATGCTGGCGGCTATCTGCGCCACCTGCGCCTCGTTGTGGGTGCGCGCGTTGCGAGCGTAAGGCACGAGGCCTTCGATCGGTCGACGCTCCACCGCATCGGCAGGCCATGCCATTGAT